CTGGTTGCGCTGGCGGCGCAGGAAGGCGGGAATCAAAGTGTCCATGGGGGTAGCGTAGCGCAGCTACGGGACAATCGCTCATACGATCGTGTGAATTCGCATCTACAAACGCAAAAAGACCCCGCCTCCACCACCTGCCGGGGATGGCAGATGATGAAGACGGGGTCTTCTGGGTGTGATGCGGCGGCGTAGGGCTGCCGGAATTGGCTTGCTCGCTAGCGGGTCTGGCGAATCCAGTCCTGCAGGGCTTTCAGTTGCTCGGCGTTTTCATGGCAGGTTTGGTAGTTGCTGACGACGGTGGCAGCAACGGCAGAGAGCGCAAGTCCTTCGGCGGGCGCATCAGCATCTCGGGCGGGCTGGGGCAGTTCACCGGCGGCGGCAGCGTCGTGCAGGCTGACAAAGCCACGGAGGACAGTGCAAGCAGCATCGGCTTGTACGGGAACATAAACGGAGATCTCCTGAATGAGGGTGTCGCCCTTTTCTCGGACGACCTGGATGCGGTCGACGTACTGGGTAACGACCTGGACGGTGGCTTCGGCCTGACGGATTTGCACCTGGGCCTGGGCCTGCTGCTGTGCGGCTGTGGCGGCGTCCCACTGCGCTTGAACGTGATTCGCGCCCTTGAGCCAGCCGAAACCGACCAAGGCGATGCCAAACGCCGCCAGGACCAGCAGCCGGTAGGGCCAGGGCATCACGCTCACGACGCCTCCCCGATGCACTGCTGGTATTCAGCCTCGCGTCGCTTGGCCAGGCCACCGCACAGGCGTGCATTGGCAGGGGCAGCGCAGTCTTGGCCCTGGAAGAAGCGCCAGCGCAGCAACTCTTGGCAGGCACCGGGGTAGTCCTGTGTGTTGAGCTTTTTGACGAGGGTGGACTGGCAGAACGCGCGCGGGCCCACGTTGTAGGCAAAGCCGACGTAGGCGTCGTACTCGTGCTGGGCCAGCGGCACGGTGACGCAGGTTTTGAGGGCGCCTTCGAACTGCTGGACATCGCGCAGCGCCCGGGCCAAGGCCTGGGGCGGCGTGGTGGTGTCGCCCAGGCGCACGGGCGAGCCGTCAGCCCGGGTGGTGCTGCCAAAGCCCAAGGTGGGCACATCGCCCTTGACCGGGATGATGGCGCGGTCGCTGTAGCCCTCGTGCAGCACCAGGCCCACCAGGGCTGCTGCCGACAGGCCCAGCGCAGCGACGGCGGTGCGGGGACGCCTCATGGCTGCACCTCATGCATCTTGGGCTGGGCCACCAGGCGCGCCACGGTGGCACCCAGACTGGCGGCAAAGGCCAGCAGCACGAAGACGCCCTGGGGCAGGAGGTCGCCCAGGAAGGGCAAAACCACCTCGGCTGCCGTGAAGCACGCGGCCAGCAGCGAGAAACGGATGCTCCAGGCCTGGCGGAGCACGCGGGGCCAGTTGGTGAGCAGGCTGGGGGTGGGCAGAGTTATCGGCAAGGACTTCATTGAGTGCCTCCCATCAGCTTCAACTTGATAGCCGCACCGACCAGGATGACGGCCAGCAGACCGGTGGTGGCGACCTTGATGATGGTTTGCCAGGCGGTGTGACGGGCCTCGCGCCAGGCTTCCAGCAGGTCACGCAGTTCTCGGATGTCTCGGGCAGCGTGGCCGTTTTCCAGGCCGAGGTGGGCCAGGCAACGCTCGGCACCACGTTCAGCGGCGCGGGTGAGCAGATCGTCCAGATCCTCGGGGCGCAGGGTGATGGACTGCGCCGCTCCAGTTTCGTCAACGTTCTCCATGGTTGGGTCTCCAAAATACAAAATGCCCGCACTGGATGTCTCCAGGCGGGCGTAAATAACGGGTCTTTGCTTCAGGCGAAGTGATCGGCCTTGGCCAGTGGCTTGATGAACTCGGGCAGGTAGTTGGGATTGATGCCCGCCGGAATAATGGCGGGATCGACGATGTCCTCCACCCGCTCACCATCACGCAAGGCGTGAATACAGGCCGCCACCGTGCCCTCCTCCAGCGCGGTGAGGGTGTGGATCTTGTTGCTAGCAATGAAGATGATGTGAGGCGCTGTGAACTCCGACACAGCGCCATCCACATCCACCTGCAGCCGCCCCTTGACCAGCAAAGTGGGGTGATCGAAGGCGTGCTTGTGGCCCTCGTTGACGTCACCTGCGTTTTCAAAAGTCATCAGCTTGATCCAGAGGTTGCTGATCAGACTCAGTTGAGATTTAGGGCTGGCCATTGGTACCTCCTGGTTGCGGCTCTGTTGTGATGGGTATGGATGGGTAGGTGATGACCGGATCAAGACGACCGTCAACAGCCTTGAAGCTGATCATCTCCATGGTCACGTCGTCTGGAATGTCTGCATTCGGGAAGCTGGTTTCGTCCTCGATCGCCGGACAGTCCGCCAGGGGCACGAGCCGAACATCCCCTTTTTGGAAATTGAAATAAAGTCGTTGCATCACTCCTCCTCAAACGAACTGGATGTAAGTGGCCGTGAACGAGTTCACATAGATCGAGTCGCCGCTCGACCCACTCAGAACCGAGCCATACAGGTCAAACGTCACCGTGCTGTTGGGCGGCACCGTGAACGTGCCAAAGTTGTAGGTCTGCACACCCCGGGCTGAATACGTGCCATAGGTGCCGACGATGGAGCCGTTTTGGCGGATCTGAAACCCGTAGGTATCGTCAGCCGCGAAGTTGATCACCGCTGTCAAATTGATCTGCATCGACTTGGTGGTGCTGTAGTTCCAAATCGTGTGCCGACAGTTGCCCACATTGACCTGCACGGTGCTCTTGCCCTGCGCAGCCATGTAGAACATGTTTGTGTAGTAAGCGCCGCGAGACCACTGCGTGCTGGAATAGCTCGACCAGATCATGTAGCTGGGCGAGCCAATGGAGCGGCTGGCACCGGATGCCAGCGAGCTGAACGTCTGGAACAGGCTGAAACTCTGCTTGACGTATTCGTCTGTGGCAAAGGATGTGGTGAGCACTCGCCCGGATGATCTCCAGGCAGTTCCGGTGCAATACAGGTCGTAGGCTTCGCCCGGCGAGAGTGTCACGGTGGCAACCCCATCGATCAACTCGGATCCGCTGGGATCTAGCGTCACGTCGCCAGTGCCTGAATTACGCACAGCGATGGTGAACCCCGCACCCAGCGTGGCGGCAGCGGTTAAGTTCAGCGTGAAAGTCCCGCTGCAGTCGATCATCCGGCCCCGATCGCTTGAAACCACGGTGTACGTCGCTGTTTTGCTGACATAACCGGACCCCAGAGAACCCAGGGTGGCCAGCGCGGTGGCTGCGTTTCCGTCTGTCCCAAGCAGTCCCGCCAGGTAGGCGCGCAAATCGTTCAGCGCTGTTTTGAACTGACCCTCGGTGACTGTGGAGCCCGTGAAGTTTGAAATCGGTGGCAAGGCTGGCATGTGCGTCTCCTTGTCACTGCGTCCACATCAAGGTATTTGCACCCTGAGAAGTCGTTGAACCCGAGACAGTCACGATGGACTCGGTCCCGCTGACGTTCTTCTTGAAGTAGAGCTTGCCGTCGGTCGTGTTGAGCGCCAACTCGCCGAGTTGCAGTTGCGCCGTGGTGGGCACCTTGCCCGCCACCGACGACTGCTTGACTTTGATGACTTGAGCCATAAACAGGCCTCCTTTTCTCTAAGCAGAGGGGTTGAAGAAATTTCAGAACGTGCCGCCGTCGATGGCAGCGCTCGTGGACAAGGCGTCCGTGATGCCGTAACCCGCCAGCGTCGTGGGCTTGCCCGTCACGCTGGACCAGGCTGGGGTGTTGGTGGTGGTGCCCGCTGCAGTGAGCCGGCCTTTGGCATCCACGGTGAAAGTGGGAATCAGCGCGCCAGAGCCGTAACTGGCGGCAGCCACACCGGTGCTGGCCAAGGTGGCAGAACCCGTGACGTTGGCCGAGCCATCAAAGGCGGCGGACGTCCAACTCACATCCCCCGTCATGGCGATGGTTCGAGCCGTCAAGAGCTTGGTGGCGGTACCCGCATTGCCCGTGATGGTGGTGATGGTCACGGCACCCGTGGCACCGTTGACGCTGGAGACCGAGTCGGTGTTGTCGATCTTGTCCCAGGCGGATCCGTTGCTGACGATCCAGTCCCCCACCTGCCAGTCGGTGACGCCGCTGACGTTGGTGGCACCGGCCGTGGCGACCTTGTAATAAAAGCCCTTGTTGCTGCTGGACGCCGTTGGAATGGTGGGGGTGTTGGTGCTGGCGTTCCAGGTGCCTTGGTAGTTCAAGCCTCCGATGGCCACATCCGGCAATTGGGACGTAGGCACCTTGCCATCGGCACCAAGCCCTGCCACGCCGTTGGCTGCGCCCACCGCAGTAGTGGCCACCGCCCCAATGGCAGCGGGCGTGGGCAGCGCATGCACGTGATCGGCGCGTGCCGCCGTGGTGGCCGTGCCAACCGATGCGCTTGCCGCTAAGGCACTGGGGGCAGCCGAGGTCAAAGCCAAAGCATCGGTGATACCGTAGCCAGACAACGTGGTGGGTTTGCCAGTGATCGACGTCCAGGCGGGCGTGATCGTTAGATTGGCCGCCGCCGTGAGCCGACCCTTGGCATCGACCGTGAACTGGCCAAGCTGGGTGGCACTGCCGTAGCTGCCAGCGGTGACACCGGTCGCTGGCAAAACCACTGCCACACCGGCAGACACGGTTCCGGTGCCGGACACGTCGCCGGTGATGGCCAGGCTGTCTGCCTTGCGAGCAAAAGTACCTGGCCCTGCGATGGGCGTGACGACATTTCCGCTTTCGCCGATGAACAGGTTGTCTGAAACCTCGGACCAGGCCAATTCGCCGACAGCCAAGGTAGGTGGCGTGGCGGTGGTGGTCGAGCGTTTAATTTGTAGGGTTTGGGGCATGCAATCGCTCCTTAGTAGTTAAGACAGGTGGGATTCAGAAATAACCAGCGTCGATCACTGCGTTGGGGTCAAGCACCCCTTGATCGCCTTTGTCCCCCTTGGGGCCAGTGGGACCTGGCACGCCGATGTTGGTGAGCACCGTGCGCAAGCCTTGCGGCTGCACCCGCACGGTTTGGGTATCGGTCTGCACCGTGACGCCCGGCTGGCGCGGCGTGGTGATGGAGATGCGGATGGCCATGGGTCACCCGTCAACTGCGCGTGATCCGCATGGACACCAGCACACTGCCCTTGAGCAGCTGGGTGCGAATCCCTGCCGGGCTGGTCATGAACAGGTCGTAGACGCAGGCGCGCACAGGCAATGCACTGGTGACTGACGCGAGCAAGGTGATCGCCACGGTGCCGCTGCCCAGTCGGCTTTCATCAAAGCCAAAGCTCGCCAGTACGGTGGGGTCTTCCGGCGTGGCACGGATCTGACCTTCAAAGACATAGCCTGTCAGGTCCATCACTGCGCCGCCCTCATCGAGCGTGAGCGCCGTGTAAAAGGTTTCCCCTTGCGCCAGCTGGATGTCGTACTTCGGGGCGCTCATCGTTGATCCTTTTTTGAGTTTTGGTGATCGGTCAATAGCGCCACATCGGTGACGCAGCATCGGTCTGCCACATCAGCTGGGCGTCACTGACCCACATGTAGTCAGCACTGCTGCCGTAGAAGAGCGCCACCCAAGGCCCTGCGGTCATGCCCACGCCACGCACCCTGATCAGGGTTTGCGCGCCATAAAGGGATGTGACTGCGAAGTTGTTGGCTGAGGTTTCCCCCACCCGGGTCCAGACCAAGTTGGCCGCGTACGGATTGCTGCCCGCTGCCATCTCGATCTGGTAGGTCTCTGCCCCGGGCGCAGGCGTCCAGGTCAATAAGGCCTTGCTGTTGTCGGTCGTTGATGACCTTAGGGTCAGGTCAGCAATCAGCGGTGTGGTGTAGAGCGTGGTCAACTGGCTCGTCACCACCGCCGGGGCTGTCACACCCTGATCGGCGCTGTGTACCGACGGGTCCTCGTTGATCGCTTCGATCTCGACCTGGTGCAGACCACGAGGCCGCACCGCAATCACCTTGGCCAACTGCCGCCAGGTCTCGCCCCAGCCAAACGCGATGTGGGTGCGCTCGCAATCCTGTCCGGTGTATGGCACGGTCACAGGCTGGGTTGTCAGGACCAACTCGTTGTCTGCTGCACCACGGCTGACGGCATAGGGTCCGTCCACGCCACCGGCTTTGGTCCGAAGACCGATGTAGTGATTGGCGGTGCTCCAGGTCAGCGGCTCAGACACCGTGAGTGTTCGGATGGCCGCATTCCACACCGTGCATTCGGCAAACTGGCCCCAGGCGGGCATGTCGTGCTGGATGGCAATCAGGTCGCCAAACGCCGGGATGAAGCCTTCCATCTCGGTGGTGAATTTCACCAATCGGCGGCGATAGCGGTTGCTCGCCGCCTGGTACAGCCCTTCGCGGTAGGCCTGCTGGCGACTGGTGACACCGAAGAGTTCGATTCGGGCGGGTTTGGCGGCTGTGCTGCCAGTGAGTTTGGCCGTCACACGGCGTGTGGCCCAGACCTCGGCGTCCCAGTAGCTCACCTCCACCGCATCAGCCATGTCGTCCGACGGCAGCAGGTACTC